TAGACTGTACTCCTCCAATGTGATTCTTTTCTATCTGAATATTAGTTCTTTTAGCGAATTCTACTTGAAGACCGTCCTTAATAGCTTTAATCTTTGATGTACCTGGATTAGTAATATTACCGAAAGTAACAACTAATGTAGCATCGTACCACATAGACATTCCTCCTTTATTCTGTAACTTAGGTTGACCCATTGGATGCTCAGGTTTCATAGTCCATACTTTATTAATAGCTACTAATGTATTAGTATAGGGAGAGTTTTCTTTTCTAGATAATAGAATCTTTTGATTAAGATTATTACCAAATTGAGTAGACATTGCTCCTGCATTCCATTCATTATTATTCTTATTAGAACGTACTGATAGATCACAAGGTATAGATCCAATTGAATCCCAGAAGAAACACATATCATAAGGTAAGTTACCTTTTGTCTGTTCGTCTATTAAGTCAGCCATATGTACAGCTACTTCTTCTATTGTGTTCAATGTACCTCTATCCGCATATAAAAAGAATCCTTCGTAATCAGTAACTACTCCGTTCTCATCTTTTACTTCTTCAAATTCTAAGCCCATTTCTCTAGCATGTTCCCATGACCATTTCATCTCTGAAATAATAAACACAGGTAGAACTCCTTGCTTTTGAGCATTAACTGCTGCTTCTAGTAATGCAGTAGTCTTACCTGTATCACTATGACCTCTTAATAAGGTAATGTGACCTGTTGGTATACCCGGTAATGATGTAATATCTTGAAATGCTTTAGATAAAGGTATCCAACCTTGTTCTTTAAACTTAACTGATGCGTTAGCGAAACCTTTTTTCTTCTTAAAGTTTCCTAAGTTAAAATTCTTTTTGACTGCTGCTGATGCTTTCTTTAGAGTCTCTTCTTTTTTCTTTGCCATATAACTGTTTTGCTTTATATTATAATATAGTGTTAATTTTATTCATATACAACTAAATTAGTGTATTTTTAGTCTCATATAACTCATGAAAATTATGTACAACATTAGGTAAGTCTTTTACCTTAGTTAAGTTTTCCATAAATTCCTTAAATAGGGGGTGTTCTTTTTTAAATACTTCTTTGTTTTTAAAACTATCGTCATCATAAGTCCCCCAGTTTATAACTCGATTGAATTTTACTTCCCATTTAGTAGGAGTTTTTCTTTTATCAAAATAAGTCTTAATTAACTTATAATAATCCTCCATCTCTCTAAAATTACTATCTTGAGTAACAAAAGAAAAACAATACCAATTAATTGTAGGTATTTGAGTGATAAAGTTTAATCGTTCTAAAATTATATCCCATTTACCTCCTACACGTGTTTCATTCTCATAAGTATGTTTAGTAGCAGCATCTATAGAAATTTCGCAGGAATTGACAAACTTATGAATACTTTTCATTTTATCCCATAATTCTTTAGTCCATAAGCTACCGTTAGTATGTAGGTGCATACTTTCTAACTTTTTATATTTATCAGCAGGTAAATTAATCATAAACTTTCTGAAAGAGTTACTAAAGAATGGATCGGCTGATCCGCTTAGGTATAATCTCTTTACAAATGGAGCTAACTCTTCGTTTACTTCTTTTAACTTCTTTTCTACTAGTTTCCTATCTTCACCTTTATACATAATAAAGTCTAACCTACAAGTAGGACATGCATAATTACAACTTCTATCAAATGCAAAATTTACCGTATGGGGTCCGGGTTCACTTTTTAATAACTTAATATTTTTATCTGTCTTAGGTATAAACCTTGGTGATATTTTATTATTTTTTAATTCTGCTAGATACGGACATTGTAGTTCATCACATTTAGAGTATGAACCATCTAATATCGAATCCCTTACTTCTTCTGCTCTATTGGATCTAAAATTACCTTTAATCCCTAAGCCTTGTTCTATGTCTATAGGTAGCCATGAAGGACAACATAACCACTGGTCTTTGTCGTGAACTTCAGTATACCTAAAAGGTGCTGTACAGATGTAGTCGGATTTATTGGCCATAGAACAAAAAAAAAGGCCGCCGAAGCGGCCTGTTTAATTACTCATTAAACAAGTCATCAAACTTGCTTACTGTGGATTGATTACCTGTAGTTGCTGTCTCTAATGTAAAGTCAGTCTTTGCTGGTGCAGTAGGTTCTGCTCCTGCTGGAGGAGTAGAATTTTCTTCTGAACCTGGGTTTAGGTAATTCTGTAGTTGCTTCTTAATGAAGTCGTAATCGTACTGGGTATGTACTTCAGTAGGGTTTGGTTGAGTCTTTAACCATGTATCAACTTGATCGTTATTATCTGATAACGCAGTTTGTTTAGGTTTAATTCTAACAGTAGTAGTAGGGTAAGGGTTACCTTGTTGTTGTTCTACTACTAAATCCCATCCGTTTATTACATCAGTATAGTCACCTACATCTTCATCTTCAGCTAAAGCCAATAATGCTTTATAGATAGTAATACCGAATCCCCATAATCTTACACCTTTATCTTCTTCTCCTCTTACTACAACAGGAGCAAAGATTCTAGTTTTAGGATTAATCTTACCTGAAAGTGACCAATTATCTTTGTCATTAGTCTTTCTCAGTTCTTTAACAAATTCTTCAATAGGATCTTGTTTACCGAAGTTTGATAAAGCAACCATAGGATACTTTCCAATACCGTAATGAAACTTTAATTCCTTAAATGGGAATGTTGGATCATACGCAGAAGGTACAATTCTTAAAGTTTGCTTTCCTAATTCAGGTTTCCAAAAAATCTTTGAATAGTCAGTTTTTTCTTGAGTCTGACCGTTGTTATTCAACTCGCCGAGTTTCGCTTTAATAGCATCTAAATTCATATAACTAATTTTAATTTAACGTTAATACTATAATATAAGAATAATTTATCAATTATCCAACTCTAGTATCTTATAAAGTTTGGTATTTACTCTTTTTAATTCCGGACCTTTGGTAAGAAGAATACAATTTCTATAGTCTGGCCAGTTTACTCTGTAGGATGTGTCTAGCTGACCTCCGTTTAGCTCTTTAATTAAGGTGTTTAGAGCATTGATTGTATATAAGGTATTAGATTCTTTTTTTCTATGTACGAGAATAGTGTTCTCTAGAAACTGTCCTACATTGCCAAAATCTACATTATAAGTACATATATACTCATCTTGTGACTTGGAATATAAAACAAAAATTTTATTGTATATTATATTGTACCTTTCTTGAATAGTGCCTAATATGTCGTCCAGTGAATCCTCTGTGGCAAAAGTACAAAACAGTTTGTTACTCATATCTTCATTTAAATATATTGGATCGATATCGTAATCGAACTCCCTTTCTATAACACTTGCATCTTTCATATAAATATCTTTCTGTTCTATAAACTGAGGTCTTTTGAAAATTTAAATTTCACTGGGTATTTTTTACCTGTTTCTAAGATCTCTTGTAGTTTCTCTAATGTTTCTTTACCATCTTCTTTTGAATAATCAAAAAGGAGGGCGTCGTAGGTATAGAGTACAACCTTTGTTTTCTTCCCTTGTAGGTACCTAAGTACTTCTTTTAATATAAGAATATTATTTGATGTTTCCAACGACTGCATCATATAGTTCATAAGCTTGGCTGGGTGCATCTCTTTTAACTGCTTTGTAAAATGTTTACCTGATTGAGGATTTTCTACATAACCGTCACTATTAAAATTGCTCCACATATTATCTATATAATTCTGAATGCCTTTGAAAATGTCTAATTCTTTATGTTCTTCAGGTATCTTACCGTATATAGCTTGAAAATTAATTTGTTTAGCATCAAGATACTGTTCTTCAGTAATATCTTCAGTGCCGAAATAATGCTTAGCTAGTTGTTTATGAGCAGAGTCTGGTGTTAGTTTATAGTTAATTTGCTCAGAAAGTAACCTAAGGTGATAACCATCGAAATCGAACTCAACAAAATAGTTATTGGTTGGATGGAAGCACTTCCGGTGTTGTGGGCTCTTAGGAATAGCAGCGAAGTTAACAGAATTAAAAGCATTAGTAGGTCTAGAAGTTGCATTGTATAAATTGTATGAAGTTAGTACTTTATTATCCACAGTATTATATAGTGGATTTCTTGGTTTAAATAAATCTTTATATTCTTCGTAATAAACTCCTAGTCCTGATTGTTCTAGTAAATAGAATACATTTGTAGCAATTTTATTATAGAAATCAAAACCAGAAGGTAATGATAATTTTATTACGTCTTGTATTTTATTATATACTTTTTCACTAGATTCATACAACTTAGGTAGAGGAATTAACTGATTAATGTTTTTAAAGTCAGTAAATTTATTGTAAAAGTAATTAGTAGTAGGTAATTCTCTAGAATACTCTAGTCTTTCATAATTTGTCATTGAATATAACAACGATATGTCTATGGCATCCTGTAGATTAAAGTGATAGAGCAAGTTCTTCTTATCTAATGTATATAGTTTACTTGCAGAAGAAAGAAGCTTGTATACACGGTTTTTATCTACATTAATTCCTTCGTCATGATTTATAGGAATAATATATCCGTGGTGGGAATCTATTAATCTAATATAAACCGCTACCGTAGAAGTAAGTTTAGGGTGATAGTAATCGTTAGATGAAATAACATCCACAAATACTCCTAATTTAATTAGCTTCTCTAAGTTCTGTAATTTGTCTTCTTGCTCAACTATATAAAACACTTATGTAACCTTTTTTATTAATATAAGTAAATAAACTCGAACGAGCAAATATTTACTACATTTTAACGAATTGAGCTGTATTGCTCAAAACTTGAGAAGAGATTCCAGGTAAAACTTTATCTGCTTTTTTAGCTACATCAGCATTTTTAGTTTTAACTCCTGGGTAGACATATCCGTTTATTACTTGGTCTTCAGGATTACCTTTTATGTACCAAATTAATTTCATTACTTTTCTATATCTCTTACTGTCTTTTTTTTCTGCTAGATATGCTTTTTTGTCAGTTTCAACAATTCTTCTAGATCTTGAATCCATAATAAAATACCTTATAAATTCTCCTTTAGTATACTCTGCAGGTGTTGGAGTAACATAAACTGTACGGAGTCCAGTTGCTTTTTCTAGTTCCTTTATATCTTTAACAAGCTTTAACTTTTCAGAGTTACTTGTTACCTCTGTACCTTTATAGTAATTACCTTTGTGATCTCTGACTTGTTTACCTAAATATTGTCTACCGGTCTTTATATCCACTAGTTTGCCAGGGACTTTTCCTCCTACGATTAATTTATGTTTAGGTATATACATTATACTGTGTACATTTTACATGATACTTGAGTCGTCCATTGGTTATCTGTCCCAATAGAATGGTCTGTACCGGTTATAATAAAACCAAAATCCTTATACTTATCTGGTAATATAGAAGTGTTAAGTTGAAATACTGATCCTATCTTAAATAGAGAGCACCCTTTTAATGTAAGAGATAATTCAATAGGAACCGGAAGTCCTGCAGGTTTATTACTTTTTACTCTATCAAGGGTCATTTTTTTAGCTATATCAGATTTTGATTCAGGTCGCATTTCATTAAACTTCTCAGGATCTATTACCTCTGAGTCATTAAAGTTCTTCCATGCATCTTCAAATCTTTCTTTGAAAGGTTTTTTCTTTTCATCTTGCTTTGCTGGTGGATCTTCTTTTTTAGTTACCTGTTTTGATAAATACATTCTATCAACACATCCTGCATTCCACTTAAGTAAGTTATCTAAATTATCGCTATAGGTACCGGTATTACCTTGAGCTGCTATAGAAACCATAGAAGCCATATCAGAGCTTATTTTAGACGTAACACTAATATCTAAAACAGTTGTGGAAAGTCCGTTAACTGTTATACGATGTGGTTTAGTGCTTACGCTAGGCATGGTTCTATCTACTACTCTGTACATATTATCAGTTTCATCATACAGTATATCTAGACTGTTTATATCCCCGAATGTAGAATTTATAGAACTTAATACTCTTTTTACAAAATCAAATAAACTTTGACT